ACGAACCTCCACCCATGACAGTCCCGCTTTAATCTGTCCGGCATAGGCATCAGAACGGACGCGATCAATACGCATCTCCTGGCACACGGTGTAAAATTCAGCGTTAAGCGCTTCCGCCAGCTTCTCCATGTCGTCGTTTTCATAGTTGGCTTCGACACGCAGATCCGAGCGCGTCTTCGCTTCGGTACCCAGCACGGAGTCGATGGCCGGTGCTATAAGGTTCTGACATTCAACCGGCTGCCCGCGTTCTTCCAGTACAGCCGCCACCTGCGGCGGTATCTGATCGCCGTCGTAATAGGCACAGCACCGGTTTGCGTCGGTACGCCAGTCCGGCTGACCGTCGATATCGCCCATGAGATTAAGCAACTGCGTCTGTGTGAACTGTCCGCGATGCTGGCGGTTCTTACTGATTTCGATAAGTTTCATTGTGTCATCCAGTGCTGTGGTCTGGTGTCGTTGTAGACGGTAACCGGGCGTGCAGGCATACGTGCCCGCATTTCCTGAGCAATGCAGTAGCTCATGACCTGATCGTCAAAGCAGCCTTCCTGCGCATTCATTGAACCTTTCTTGTCGTAGACGTATGAGGACATTTCGGTGATGGTTCCCATCCAGCGGATCCCGTCGCAGTCTTCGCGTAGCAGGGTTTTCATGCCCTCAATAACGATGGGCTTACTCTGTTTGGTCGTGAGCCAGCCCAGCTTCGCTGTTTCGTCGTCGTTATCGCGGTCGATATACTCTTCGGTGTAGATCCTGCTGGTGGGGTAAATCTCGCGGAGTTTCTGGATAACCGCGTGTCCGTGGTTGTTTCGTTCCGGTCCGATGTACGCCGGGATCTGAGTTTCATATTCACCCTGTCGGACAATGCCGCTGTACAGGCGTCCCGCGTGAGCCAGCAGCATGGCAAACAGTTCCGCGTCCAGATGCCCGTACCAGTGCGCCACCTGCTCGCCAGTGCTCTTCTTCACCACGTCAAACGATGAGCGGTCACCATGCTCAAGTCCTTCTGCGATATCCGCGCCGATCGCATAATCGTCATCCGGGTCCGGCAGGTCCCAGACCAGCAGGTGATTCATCAGCGTGCGCTGGAGTTCCTCTTTGTTGCCGCCACGCAATGCCCGCACCTTCGACTTTTTCCCGGTAACCGGGTCCATATCGTAGACAATCAGCGGCGTGATGCACCGGCCACCGGCGCGCATTGTTGCTATCGCGTCGAATACCCGGCGCCCGGACGTCAGGAACGCTTCTTCCGACGTGGATGGAAACTCCTGTTTCATCTCTTCACCCTGCGTCCGCTCCTTGCCGACGTACCACTGTTTCTGCGACTCGGTCAGCGTGATACCCATACGCTGTTCAACAGCGGCAAAATACTTCTGATGGTACTTACTGAGACGCAGGCCGCCTGCAGGCACCGGTGCCTGATATTTCGGATCGTCATACCAGGGATAGAAGTGAAACTTAAAATCCTGCGCCGTGAGTTCGATACCTGCCTGCTCCAGATCAATTGCAGCAGTACAGATAGAGTGATAATCCCCGCCCACACCCTCGGCGGTGGATTCGATAAAAATGATGCACTCGTCCGCCACGGCGTTAAGCGTACCGGTACGTAACTCCTTCGCCTTCGCCGGATACTTCGCGCATATCTTGCCATGCTCGGAGATATGTAGTCGCTGGACGGTACCGGAACGGAATGATGTGGCCACGCCGATACTTGAGCCGTTCCCGAACAGGATGAAGCCACCATTTGCCCCGCTGCGGCGCTCGACGACAGTGAAGCAGGCCCGCAACCATCCCGGCAGGTTATCGAACGGCACGGCTATTTTGGTACGGAATATCTCGCCTGCGGCCTGTTTATCCTGAGCGACGATCCCGCATTTCAGGTTTGGCGTGAACAGCGCCTGGTCCAGAAGATAGATATCGATACTGGTGGAGAAACCAAGCTGGCGCGCTTTGAGGATAGTGTTCTTGTTGTGCATGTTGCGGAACAGACGGCGCTGTACCGGTCGCATGCGGAACGTGACAAGAATCCCTTTCTCATCCTGAATCTTGTACAGGTTGTTGAGTCGCCACCACGGGTTACTGAGTTTTGTCAGGATGAAAAGGCGCTGCTCATCCTCCGACATACCGGTCAAGTCCGGTTCGCAGTATTGCGGTTCACTCTTCCGGGAAGTCATTTATCCGTCCGGAATTGTGCATAGCCTGCAGGTCAGCAACGATCGACGTCATTGGCGTGGTCACGCCCCGCTTGTTGCTGGTGAGAATATCTGTCTCGGCTTTCAGCTTAGCGGTAGCCGCTTTGATACGCGCTGTATCAGCGATGATCTTCGGCGTGGTCGCTGCATACACGTCCAGTGTGCTGAGCGTGCGCTCTATGGACTCAATACGACCGATATTGCGGTCCAGCGCTTGTTCCGCCTGAAGTATTTTGCCGTACAGTTCGACGCGGAGTTCTACGGTTTCCGCTTGCTCCATATCAGCGAACATACGTTTCATTGTGCTGGTGACGGAAAGTGCCCGCGCCCGGGTGAACACCAGTTCATCAATGAGCGCCATTTCGCTGGCATCATCCATCAGGCCATCTGCGTCGAGATACTTCGCGTAACCCCGGTGTTTTACAGCGGCGGTGTTGCGCTCCTGGAATGCGTTTGTTGGGGCCAAAGATCGGGATCCGCGAATCCGTTTCGTTTCTGACTGATCTGCGCAATTTTCTTCTTCGTCAGTACTGTGCGCATCTTCGTCCTCTCCAGCATCAGCTCCGGATTCCTCAGAAACAGACTGCGCAGTTTTGCGCACTTTCTTTTGCGCATCTACCTGCGCACTTCTGCGCATTTTGATGTAACGGCGGGCAGTGGCGTAACTGATACCTTTCTGTTCACACCAGTCCTGCAATTTGACGCCAGATTTAGCATGAGCACGCTGAAATTCCTGCTCCAGCTTTTTCCAGTCAGTTTTCGCCATATCAACATCCAGTAATCACTATCGAGCGCCGCACGCGACGCTCTGGAGTAACTACTTCTATTCTTGAATAGGACGGGAGCAAGCACTGCTTCCGGTTGCATCAATGCACAGTAAGCCGGATTGTTGATTAAAGGTCAGCTCAGTACCGCCAGAAACCCTGACTGTAGACAGCGTTGTACCCGCGGACGTGGTTGTTTCCACAACTCTGGCACCAGAGCAACCGGACAACAACAGGCAGCACAATGTCACGCCAGTTAAGACGATTGTCGATTTCATGAGAATTCCTAACAGAGTTTTATGCTGGGTTTGAAAATACAACCCTCGGGAAGGGGTTAAACGGGGAGATGAAAATCGGATCGTTTATGCTGTTTTTAACGTAGCGAGACATCAATTATCAGCATTTTATAAATCAAAAATCATAGGTTGGTGACCACTGGCCATTACGCATTACTTCAGCATGACGGCTGGCACGTTCCGACGTCTGTTTGGCCCATGTACTGTCCATCATCTGGGCTGCAGCTTCATCCCAGTCTTCGTCAACGATCGCTGAAAGCATGTGATGGAAACCCGCCAGACCCGAGACTCCCATCTGATAACCCATGCTGGTCAGAATATCCTCCCGCGGCTGTTTACAATGAGTTAAGGCCTGAGCAATGTCATCGTTATCAGTCATTGCCTCATGAGTTGCATCAACGTAACTGTAGAGCCACGCGTCAATCGTGTCGTCGTCAAGCGTAAATGTGTAGTGTGAAAGTGGCACGCCTGCCGGACCGAGCTTAAACCCCACTCCGGTCGTCGGATAACCAAGACTGTCAATATAAGGCAAGTACCGGACACCTTCTTCCTGCCGCAGTAGCGGTATAATTTCACTTTTCTGATTCATCGTTTTTCACCAGTTTATTTTTACGTAATTCCCACGCATCCAGAACTGCCGCGCGGATCCTGTCAGCACCAACGAAGCCAACAACCAGGCCCACAAGGGGCATCCACTCTTCGTGAAGCCCACTTTTTCTCATCACCGCCAGAACGCTGAGTGTTATCAGAACAGCCAGCACGCCGCCGAACAAAGATGACACCCATCCCCGTCCATCTTTCAGACTCGACCACAACGCAGCGAGGAAGGCGGTGATACTTCCCCAGGTTGCGTAGGCATGCCCGACTGCCCATGGCGCCAGCGATGCGATCCAACTGAGAATACCGGGTTCTTTTTCGACCATTTGTGCTTTCCTTGCCCGGAAACGGGCACAAAAAAACCCGCACGAGGCGGGTTATGAGAGATACAGCTATTGTTGGGATTTTCATCCTGAGAGCGTTTTGTGTCAACCATCGCGATTCATTTCAAATAGTTCACAGAGCCGCGTTGTTGCTGTACTGGCACTGGCTGACAACCACCAGCGACATTCATCCATCACAAACCAGTACTGTTCAACCTGGCCACTATTACTGCTGATGTGACGCACAATTTCCCGGTGCGTCGGGGCGATATATCGATCGCCATTGCAAACGGGGCAAGTGCCATGCTGAGGCTGGTTAATGATCCCGGTTCCACGGCAGCGTGGGCAATGAGTGGATGCCTGCGCATGGGCTACTACCCAGTTATTAATATTCTGCCTGGCTACCGAAATCTGTTCTTCGAGGTAATTAATTCGGTCATCACGCAGCTCTTTACTGAGCATCTTTTTCAGCTTCTTCATACGTGTAGTTTCACGCTGAGCATATGGACCATAAAGGCGATGCAGGTGCTGGAGAGATCGGTGCTGACTGCTCAGTGGCCGATGAAACAGGAGGTCGACAACCGTCTGGCACATCCTTTCCACCAGCAGTCTGTCAGCTAACTGGCTTTTAGAGCAGAAGGTTTTCGCCCACTTTGAGACATTGTCACGAAGCGCGCGCTCCTGCTGCTTATCATCCCTGTAATTCACCATTATCATCTGATAACCCACTGGGTTTTCACGCTCCAGTGTTGCCAACATTGCCGCAATATCATCCCAGTGGATGGACGACTTACCGCCGCGTGGTTCCAGCTTCACTGTCCGGGGATCGAAGATTTTGATAGCCGCTTCTGTGCTCATTTTGATGTCTCGCTAACCTGCTTTGGTCGCGAGCATTATCTCATAAAAAGGAACTGTTGCTTTCAGTGTTGCAAAAAGTGAAATACAGTACAGACTGTCAATTCATACTCAACCAGAATGACTCCTGACAAACATTATAAAAATTCTTCTTCATTGGCCTGATTTCCTGCCCTGCCGCATCTATCACTTCCCAACAAATCCAACATTCAGGGCAAACATTATTGGGATATTGTGTGGCTTCAAGTTCATTAGTGCAGCGGATTACCACACCACTATCATGCCGCCATTCCATGGTGATAGTCTCAACTTCGGCCAAATCATCGCATTCACAAGATTCTTGAATACAAATTACTTCCTCTCCGTTTTTAATAGCATTCACATAATACGCCAGATCAATCATATCTTTTCGTCGTATAAATAATTCTTGGCAAAGAATATACCTCTATACAACTCCGTAAGCAGCACCACATCCGTAACAAAATCTTCTCCAAGATACACTGGGTAAATATCACTGTAAGCAAGCCTCCACCAAGATTGTTTCCCTTCTCATAAATTGTTAAAAATTGATTTCTCAGGTTTATGGGACACATGCCGATAATTAAGTTTTCTCGAGTGAATCGCAAACTTTTCAGCATGTTCTGGTTCGAGAAGAACCAGATGAAAAAATGGAGAAGTAAACGTGGGATTTTGGAACGTTACAGGAAAAATCATAAAAGGCGTAGCTAGCGCACTAGAAACTCAAGTAAATGAGTTGCAGGCTATTAAAATGCGTCTTGAAGGTAAAAACAGTGCAGAATTGAAACAGCTGATCAAGTCAGAGGGATTCTTCAGTTCAGCCAGCGATCGTGAAAAAAGTGTCGCAATGAAGATTCTCAAAGAACGCGGTGAAATCTAAAGGAGCTCAAAATGGTAGGAACAGTAAATCTTCCACATACATGTCCAAATTGCAAACGGACTACAGCACACACGGCTAGTGAGTTACAGGCTCTCTTCGGCTTCAGAACAATACCATCTGGCGCGACAAATCAAAGCTGGTGCAGAGAGTGCCGTTCGAGCAAGAAATAGTTATCATTTCTAAAATGTGTCAGCCTATATCAAGGCTGACTCATTAGTCAGTTTGAAGACAGATTACTTCAATGTCAACCTAGCCTCCGAAGCAGAAGTTTTTTTGTATTGTGCGATGTAGTTCTCAAGAAAACAGAACATACACTTATTCAAGCGAGGTACACAGTGAGAAACTAACAGCCCTAGAGTGCAGCTAATAGTGGAGATTACGAAAGATGTTGAATGAAGAGCCGCATATACAAATAAATTTAATAAGAGAAAAGTATTGATGATAGTATTTTTTCAGTTTGTCAGGCGCAATAAATACGAAATAGCAGCAGTATTACTCATGATATGCGTTGGATTATTTAATTTTGGATGGTTAAGCTTAAAATCTATTCCTGTAACGCCACCAGGATATTATGAAAATATCGTCATTGAACATACGCAGTTGTTTGCTAATTTACGTAATGAGTATCAAAAACAACGGAGTGAGATGAGGAAAGAATTGACATCCCGTGAGCATACATTCTCTGAAACTGCACAAATCGCACTAAAGGTAAGCATTTCAGAATCGCGTTATTTGGATTTTTGGTTGGCCGAAAAACCAATTATCATCGGTATGCTAAAACCCTTTGAAGAGTTAAAATATGTTAACTGGTATACGAGTCTTCCTCCGGAAGTTCGCAAGTCAGTTAAAATGACGGCTGACGACTTGCATAATATCTTCCCTCAGCTGGCGGAGTGTAATAAAAATGCAACTAAAGATTACTTAGCATTGGTTTCAGTACTGTCCGCTCCATCTGAGGATAAACTATCTGATGCTTTGGTTGCTCAAACTCGGGTGATAATACGCAATATTTCTCAATCTGAAAATTCTCAATCTGTGATATGTGATAATATAATGGTGTCATATTTTACATCCGTACAGCGTCTTTCCAGAACATATAGTGCACTTGCTGATGCCTATGAGAGCTATTCAGAAAAAAATGAAATATATCGTAAAATAGCCAGCTCAATCTTGTCATTTGTGTTGTTACTTGTCAGTTATCGATGCCGTAAAAACTTGCTCAAACAAGCAGCACAATCAATGGGTGGTTAATACCTCCGGTTAAAATCGTCAGAATGATATTAATAGGTACAGATAATTAAGATCTGTACCTTAACGGAATTGTGACCAAAAGTTATGGTAATCGACTCAGTGTCAGGAAAAGACTTTGAACATAGAGGATGTCTAATTAAATGTAATCCCCATATGTAACAGCGTCTAAATCTGAATGGCCATACTCATCGGTACATCTTCAACTAACTCATTCTTTTCAATGAACCTTTCCCATCTTTCCACAAGTGCTCCACGATTAATTTTATACGTTACTTGTAATTTTTTTCCATGATACCGCGTATATTCTTTATCTTGGATCTGTGGAGCAAAGTAAATAGCGAATGAATCCGGATCGATAGCAAATAATTCCAGATCGTAAAGCGTATGTATGTCACAGCGCAGCAATAGCCCATTGCTTACATGATTGTGTGTATCATTTTTGTATGCAGTGATATGTGCAGCTTCGAGGATATCAACAATTTCGCAGCCACTTACAGCGCATTTAGCGGTTTGAGCTATCAAACTGTCACGAAATGCTTTTTGACCGCGCCGTTGCTTAATATGTCGCAAAACAGCCTTTCTCTGATCATCAGCATCGAGAAGAGTATCATCACAGTCCGCTTCAGTAGGGTCCAACTGAACGATGCCACCAAACAGATTTTTTGCCCATTCAAAGTCGATTTCCTGAATTGAACTCTGAACGTTGTAGCGTGGTGTGTGAAATATTATATCTGTTATGGAGACAGAACTAATTGGTCTGTAGTTTTTTTTATAGTCTGCTGTAAATTCAAGTGCTGGGACTTCTTCTACTTTAGGATGATTAAATTCATGCCCATTGCTGCAACGCCATTCTGGCAATTTAGATTTCCGATGGATTAGCTTTGCTGGTGCGCAGTTTTCATATGGGCATCGGTTACGAAGTTTTATGTATGGGGTCGATGTTATATTGTCTATGACTGATATACCCAATACATGTTTTCTGTCGGTTACTATGACAATATCACCTTTTTTGACTTGCTTATGATTTGGGACAAAGTTGTCATATCTGTAAAAACTAGTTGAGTCATCGTGATAGCCATTATTACCGAAGTACCGAAGATCATCCTGACCTACTGCTTTAAAAGACCATGCTTTCTGGTTCATCCGTTTGATTCCATGATAAAAGTAGCCAATGAATCATAAAACAATAATACAGTCATGAGAACAAGTAATGCATCACTTTGGTTTTAGGAACCCGGCCCCAGGGCACGATGTTGTATCCGCAGTACGTGATCAAGCCGGCTACTGTGTTTCTGCTTCCCAAAAGCGGCATTGTTGTGCAGTTCATTATGGCAAACACGACACAGAAGCATTACGTAGAAGTGCCCTGCTTCTGTTCGTATCCCCCCAACCCCATGGCCAACAATGTGGTACGGGCCATCGCCTACCGCGGCACACCTGAGTTTTTACTCAGTCAGTATACCGGGGCCTCTTAATCGGTCGTGTTGACCGTCTGGCAAAGGCGAAAATCGGGTATAAGTTAAATGAATTTGTGGACAGCATCTTTAATCGAAGAAACCACCTAAGCGCGCCAGATATCCGACTCTCTTTCAAGAAAATTAATGTGGAGAGGATTTTGAAAAAATATTTATAACAAGAACCCCGGCGCAGATAAGTATCGTGCCTGCGATAGCCGGGAAATCAAGCTTTTGCCCACTTACCAACCAG